ATTACGAGTTTGTACCTAATGTAATTAAAACAGTTCCATCTAACCCTGCGAAATCTTGCACACTAAATGGGAAGTCAATATCTTTAGTATCTGAATCCATAAAGTTAGCAGCTGCTGTTTCTTGTGCATTTAGCGTTAAAGTATAGCCTGATAAATCACCCATTGCAGCACCTGAAGAAATAGTTCCCCCATTTACATCTGCACCGTGTACTGTACCCATCATAAACACATTACCGTTGTAATCTTCAACTGCCACGTGCGGTCTACCATAAGCCAATAGTTTTAATTCTTTGTTATCTTCTTTCGTTAATTTTTTCAAAGTAAGTGTAAGTGTTTGATCAAAGAAAGTTGTACCGTTTTCACGGCTTGAAGTGATAGTTTGCTCAAAGCTACTATTTCCCTTCAATTCATATTTATAAGCAGTTAAAGAATTTGCACTTCCGCCAATAGTAGTTCCTGTCATATTTGTAATTTCATCATTGGCTATGGTTACAGTTCCTAACCCCCCAAAATCTACAAAATATACGTTTTTCAGACCACCTACAACATCTTTACAAGGTTCTTTTCTACCAAGTGTTAAATCACAAGCCATATCATTTAATTTTTTTTTTGTAACTTATTGAAAATCAATAAATTAATTAGTTTTTTAAATAAAAAGGGTAAGTAGGCACTTAATTGGCTTACCTACCCTAACTATTTGATTATCAGTTAATTAACTGTAGAGTACGATATCAGAACCTATTCCGTATTGTACACCTGCTGTAAATCTCATTACTACACGCACATTCTGTGAGCCATCAATATCTGCCATATCAATTACTTTCACTTCGTTTTGGTCAGATAAAAGACCAGTACCAAAGTATAAGTTAGATTTTTCTGCTGCTACCATTCTGTTATCTGCTAAACCATTTGCTACTGCAATAGAAATTCCATCAAATGTTAATGCTTGACCGCTAAACCATTGTGTTCCGCTATCGTTTGTACCTGCATTTGAAGTTGCTGCTACTGAAAATCCACCTAATGCTCTCACGTATGCTCTTGCTACATTCTGACTAACAAAAATTGTCATATCCTCGCTTGAATATAGGTTAGAATTTATTGAATCTACAACAGCCCCTAATTGAGCTATTACATTCCCTGCATTTACTCCACCACCAACTGCTCCAACATCTGTTACATCACCATCCGCTAACATAAGTTCTGCAAATCCTGCGAACTGTCCATTAGTCGCTGCGGCTCCATTCCAAATGCTTTGTTCAGTTCTTTGTGCTACTTTAGATGCTACGTGAGCAATTAAAAAGTCACTAAAAGAAGTTGGTAAAGATTGGTGTGCTGAATATCCCATAGAAATTGCATCCCAGTCATTTTGGAAATCTTTTTTGCAAAGTTGTAGATTTACACTTTGATAAGTCGGTTCAATCGTTCGTTCTGTTAACGTTAAAGTTGAAGTAGAATCGAAGTCACAAGAAGCATCTTTTACGATGTCATCACTTGATACTTTTTTGATTACTTCTTTAAATTTAATATTAGGTTTAACGGTAATTAATCCGTTATCTAAAGTTGTACCACTTAAAAGTGCAGCAGAAATATAATTTCCTGCAAATTCGCCCTGATAACTGGTGGTAATTGATGTAGTTGTTGCCATTTTATATTTTTTAATTTATTATTTATTATGATTCAGATGCCCAAACGCCTTCACCGCCTGTAATATACCAGTCAGTAAGTGATACAGCTTTAAGTGTACACCAGTCACCTTTATTTGCAGATGCTTTTGTGTTGATCCAATTTTTGTTGTTTACACCCCCTGAAGATACAGCAGCAATTGTACCGTGTATTGCATCAGTTGCAGCAGGTGAAATTGTAATAATGTTATTACCATCTGCTCCTGTATTTCTAAATGTAAATTCTGCACCTATATTTTCTGCTGTAATTGCAGGTAGTGTCATTATTTTTGCATCTGTAGCAATATTAAATTCTACCCCTGCATCATTTGCTTTAATATCTTGAGTAGTAGTCAAAGTTGTTTGCTTTGATCTTGCCCGTAATACGCTATTACTTGTTGTTATTGTTGTTGACATTTTTTATTTATTTAAAGTTTGATATTCTATCCATTACTTTATCCAAAGTGTTACCACTTCTTTTTTGTGAATAAAGATTTGTATTTCTTTTAGATTCGCTTTCTGGATTATGAGATACTTTTTCTACTTCACTCATTTCTTCTTTTTCAGCGTAAACAGTTTTGGTAGTTGTTTCTTCTGATTTAACACCAGTTGAAATATCATCAGACATTTCTTGATCTTTAGGTTCAAGCAATGCTTTTATTTCTTCTACCATTGTTTTAACTTCTTGAAGTTCTTCTTTAGTAGCATAACCCATTTCTTCTTTAGGCTTATCTTCTGCTTCTACTTCTTCTTCAGCAGGTGCTTCTTCAGCTGCACCAATAGAAGCTATAATACCTTCTTCTTCTACAATTAGTGTTTCACCATCTACAAGTTTATATTCACCTACTGGTAAAGCTACACGCTCATCTTCAGTTACAATAAATACTTCACTACCTTCTGCAAAAGATTCACTTTCAATGATAGTACCATTTTCAAGTTCAGCTTGAGCCAGTTTAACTTCTATTGATGCTTCCACACCAATTAGTTTTTTTACTTCGTTTAACATATCTGTTGCTTTCATATATATTACAATAAATTAGTAATTAGTTTGTTGTGTTTTTAAAATATAGCATTTCTAATTTGTGCTATTCTTTGTGTTAAATCATCAGATTGTTTTTTACCTGCTTTTAGTGCAGTTTCTATTTTTGTTAATTCTTTTTCTATTGTTGCTCTATCTAAACCTAATGCTTCTGCTTTTCGTACAAAATCTTTTTTTTCTTGTGCTAAATCAAATATTGATTCATTTAAAAAACGTAATTTTTCTACAACATTATTAAGCATTTTATTTCCTTCAACATTAATGCTTTTATTTGCTACTTTCCATTTTTGCTCAATACCATCAGCCATACGATTTAAATTTGGTAAAGACAAATCTACTTTTTCAGTTGCTAACTCAACCTTTTCTTTACTTAACTTTGCAAGTATTCTTTTTACGTCTGGTTTCATATTATAATTTTAAATAAATTTTATTTTAGCCATTTATTTGTTTTGATGCTGCTTTTTTCATTTGTTCATACTCACTTACTATAGCTTCTAATTTTTGTATTTCAGGTATATCAACACCTAATTCTTTAGCTGCTTTACTATAGGTTGCTATTCTTTTTTCAGCAAGTCTTTTAACTGCATCTAATCGGTTCAATTCTAAATTACCTTTATTTCTTGCTTCTCTTATATCCGTAGAAAATTTACTAATTCTATCTACACCATCTGTTAATTCTTTTTTTAATTCATTTAGTTTATCAGCAGCGGCTAATTCTACTTTTTGAGTAGAAAACTTTTGTAGTATTTCTTTTGTTTTTGAATCCATAGTTATATAATAATATTTTTAACTGTTTGTTGTGTTTTAGTTTGCTGCTTGACAGGCTGCACAATTATTATAAGCAGTTGCTGCACTTATTTCAAAATGTCCGTTGCTTCTTGTAGCTGTTATTGTATAGCAGTCTGTATGATTATGATGAACAAAGGTTAAGAAATAAACATTACCTACTGTTAAATCAATATCGTGCGTGTGTATGTGCTTTGTACCACCATTACAATTAGTTACTGTGTAGTATCTTGTAATAGATGATTTAGTTATGTTACCAATACCTTGTGCTTGAAAGCTACCATCACAACATTTACGTGAATATGTTTTACCATCAGGACATAAACACGCCCTACTATCGTTTTGTGGGCTTGGCATTTTACTCATCTTTATTTAATTTTTAACGTATGTATTTAATTGTTGTCTTGTTTCAATTAAATCATTTTCCCAAGCTAAAAAACCTTTGCCATCTATTTCATCTAAATATGTTGGGGGTTGTATGCCTAAATTTTTAAATTCTTTTTTTGCTTTATTTGATTTAGAATTTAGTTTATCAATTAGTTTTTTTGCTGATTCAACTTCTTTTTGCAAATCTCTTATTTTTTCTACTGCTTCTCTAAAATCATAAGTAACATCATCTGTTTTTTTAAAAATCTGTTTTGCTATTTGAGCAAATTTATTTTTTTCATTTTCAAAGGACGATAATTTAATTTCTTTAACTTTTTCAGTACTAAACAATTGTTTTAGTTCTTCTATTTTAGCTTCAGCTATTTCTTCTTTACTCATTTCTTTTTTTGGTTCGTTAGGTCTTTCTAATTTATCTGCAAAGTAGCCTTCTATACTAAAGCCTTTTACTTCACCTGCTTTAACTTTTTTCCAAACATCATCATTGTTTACCTTCATAGATACCATCCACGTCCCCATAGGTACGTTTAGATCGTACATTCTGCTTTTATCTTGTTCAGATTCCACTATCCAACTTTCAACCGCTGTAAGACCCTTTAATTCAAGTTCGTGTTCAAGGGTAGAATTGTTTTGATTGCCATTAATAAAGAATAATTCACTTGCTTTACGTACTGTGTTTTTAGAAAAGTAGATATAATATTCTTGTTCGCCACTTTGTCTGTAAATAGGTTTGTTAGGAATTAAAGCTGCACCCATAAGGATACGCTTTTCTTTGTCTACTTCAGCCAGTTTAAATTCTTGTTTCTTTAATGCTATAAAATCTGATTCAATAGCAGGATTTTCTACCACACTTATGGCTTCTATACCTGCTGCTTCATCTGTTTCGTCTATAAAAAGTTCTATTATATCCATAATTAAACAATAATATTTAGTGTTTTTTGTTATTTATCCTATTGAAGCACCTTCTACAATGTTTCTATCTAATGCTTGTGCGTTTGTTACATCATTACTTACTACAAATGCTTTTATAGGTTGTTTATTATCTTCACCTATTGCTTGTGCTAATTGGTTTTCTGGTGCTGCTCCTACTACATTAAAACTTGGTGCTTGTGGTGCAGAAGGTGCTGAACCGCCACCACTTACACCGCCACCTTTACCACCAACCATAGATTTAGCTGTACTAACTGCACTTTTAATGCTCATTGCTATTGCTGCTGCTTGTACTGCAAATATTGCTATTAAAGGTATGTTTGCAGGTGGTGGTGCTGCTGAAGCTGCTTTCATAAATCCTTTTGCACCGTCTACACCTGATTCCGCTGCTGAAGCTATAATTCTTTGCATAGTTGCCTGTGCTGCTAATATTTGTTCTTTAAGTATCATACCAGTTTTTAAAAGAAATAATGCTTTAGCTATTTTACTTTCTTCACCTGCTGCCATTGCTACTGCATCCATAGCATCCATTACACCCTGCTTTTTTTGCTGTTCTAATTCAATTAACTTTTCAGCATCTTCTATAGCTTTTTCATCTGCTTCTTTCTTTATATCTGCTGCTTCACGTTCTAAAGAAATACGGTTTATTAATTGTTCTGATCTAAAACCTTCTATTTGAGCAAGTACTGCTTCACGTTCGTTTTGTGCTTCTAATAAAGCTATGTAATTTTCTTGGTTATTGTTTTTATCAAATTCTAATTGTGCTGCTTTAATTTGTAAGTCAACATTTTGAAGCATCTTTTCGCTTTGCTCATCTAATATTCTACCAAGTTCAGTATTAGCAGCAACACGTTGTTCCATCGTCTTGGTTTCATCATCTCGTATTTGCCTTTGTTGTTCTGCTTGTCTATCATACTTTTCAATTAACCCTTGATTGATAACAGCAGCTACTTCTGCTTGTTTGTTTAGTTCTACAGTACCTTGTGCAGCCTTTATAGTTGATTTAGCATATTCTGTAATACCATTAACAAGGTTTTTTGTTCCTTCTGTAACTTTATCTACTGTACCATCTACACCTGTTAAAACGTCTATGTATTCTTTACCAGCGTTTTTTGCAGCTTCCATTGCCCCATCAAAATCACCTTCAAATACTTTTTTAATTGCTGTACCTAAAAAACCTATAACTTCTAAAGCACTATTAAAGCGTTCTATTAGATTATTTTTAATAGCAATACCAAAGTTTTTAATAGATTGTACAGGGTCATCAAATATTGCTTTAAAATATCCTGATATAGCACCCACATTACTACCTAAAAATGAAAATAAATCATTAAACGCTAAACTTAATGCTTCGGTTGCTGTAGAAAATAAATCTAATACCTTTTGATTTTTACCTAAAGTATCTTTAAATAAATCAAATGCAATTTGTAAACCTTGTATTATAAATAGTCCTGATAAGACTTTTTTAATTCCGCCTAAAACCTTATTTGTTTTTTTTGTTTGGGTTTCTACATCTTTTAAACTTTGTTTTAAGTCCGTTGTTTGTTCAGTTACCTTTTTAACATCTTCTTCTGACTTACCAGTATTTACACTTAAATCTACTATTACTTTCTTACTCATAATTCTTTCTTAAATTGTTGATAGGCTTCTTTAATTGATTCAGGGTATTTGTTTTTGCCCATTGCAATATCCATATACCGACCAGTCCACTTTTCGTTTTTTGCAAATTCTAATAAATCTAATATATTATTTATCATAGTTATACTTTTATAGCTTTATCCATATTTATTTTTATTGGACCTGATGAGGTAATTGAATCTAAACAAATTGGTATGCCTATTCCAGTAGATTTATTAGGCTGAATAAAAACCGTAAAGGGTTTACCTGTTTGATCTTGAGCAGTAAAATTAACTGGTTCATCAAAAGATTCAAAATAAACATTACTATAAAAATCACCATTACAATAAGTTGTAGCATTTACTACCTGTATATCAGAAATTGCATCAGCAAAATCATAGATAATATTTGTATTTGTTCGAGCATAAAATATATAGTAATTTATAGTACCATAATTTATAGCGTAATCTGTGACTTTTACCAAATGTGGTGTAGTTGGTTTATTAGTGAACGCTGTTTGTGGATATTCAACAACCGTTGTATTAACGTTTGATTTAATTGCTACAAGATCAGTACCTAACAAACTGAATTTATTTGTTGAAAATATAAAACCATATTCGTCTATATTTTTAGTTTGATCTATTTTCCCTAATTCGTTAATTGACCAAGTAGGATTAATTGTGTAGTTCGTAAGTGTTCCGTGTACAATATTATCGCCAATTTTAGCTATAGTAGGGGGACTTACAATTATAGCACCTGAAGAGTTACCGCTTACTGGTAAATTAGGATCAAGTATATCGGACGAAATATTATCGCTTGGATTGTCTATTATTTTACCATCGCCTACATCCCCACAAGCCATATCTGATGTTTCAATAATAGAATCTGCATTAATTTGATTTGAGTCTACCCTAATACATTTTAAAACATTATCATATTTTTGTTTTATCCTTGTATCTACTATTATAGTATCACCTAAATTTGTTCTGGTGTTTATTAATTCTAAAGTGGATAAATTGTTTTCAAAGTTTGTGACTATTTTATTAATCTTATAAAGCCTGTCAGATATTCTAAACTTATCTGCAAGTGTCATATTCTTGGTTACATTTAATGGAAGATATGCCTTAGTCGTAGTTAGCCTTCTACCTTTATCGAATACTTCTGTTATATATTTTTTATAATACTGATCAAAAAGGGTTTTATTAAATTGTACTGTTTGGTTAAATTCGTTTATTTCTGCTGCATAATTAATATTTACTGAATCAGTTAACAAAAAAGAATTTGATGGAATGTATGTGCTTGTTCTATTTGATACATTACCTGCTGAATCAATTAGTCCAAACGTGATTCCTGTTTGTAATATAGGATAAAACAACAAAGGTTCACCAAGATATGCTCCTTGACTTATGTCTGCACTCCAACCATACTGTATATCTGTTTTAGTTGTTACTGAAGTTTTTTCATCTGGTAACCGTTCAAACATCATATGTTCAAAAGGATTTTCTACAGTATATACTTGACCATCTACTTTGTCTGTAGGTGTTTCATTTGCTCTACCCCATTCTTTGTGGAATCTTTCATTGTAATTAGCAGCTAAAAAAGTTTTTGTTCCTTTGTATTTAAAATCAATTTGTTTAAAAGGTAAAACACTATTAACAGTTTGTTCAGTCTTATCAATGTCTTTAGTAATGTCCCAAACTTTATTGCTTGATCCATAAAAATTATCTAATGTTTTAACTTCTATATCACCATCTTTATTTTGAAATGCAGTTAAGTTAAACACTTTAAACAATCCAGTTAAAAAGTCTATTACTTTAATTTCTGGTAGTTTAGTAGCTGCATTAATGTTGTTACCTACAATAGTAGTAGCTGATCCAGTCCAATATATTTTAGGAGTTGCAAATTTTCTTAACCTTTTTACAAAACCTTCAAACCCAAAAGTAATTGCTGCTGAACATTGAACTTCTATAGTATAAGTTCCTCTTTCTAATACAATATCTTTTTCTTTCCATTCAGTTCCATTACTTGCATTTACTTGTTGATCTTTAAATTCCTTAAATACTATTCCATCTTTTTTAATTGTAAT